TTGCACTAGGTAAACTAATCTGCTTTCCATTTCTAACAAAGTTTATTCGGCTATTCTTTTTAGATGGAACGTTGTAAGTAATAAACCACTCAGTATTTATCTTATGTTCAAAATCAGGACTATCATTTACCTTTTGTCGGACAATAGAGATAGGTTCTTTTACTTCAATTCCACTAACAGATGCAGCTTTCTTTTTACTATAAGTTCCATCTTCGTTACGAGTAAGTCCCATAGCTTCTAATCTCTCTATTGTAAAACCTAGTTTCTTAGCCATTATCCAAATATTAATTTAAGTTTTTTAAGAGCCTCTGCTTCATCAAATTTAGGAGAAGTAACAAGTAATTGTATATTAATACCATATCTTACTGCTAACCATATAATCTGAGCTTCACTTAGTGTATTCTTTTGAGGCTTATCACTAAAGTATCTTGATAACTGCTCTGGAGCTATCTTGAATCGTCTTTCAGAAGCATCTAACACAACCGCCGAGTTCTTAAATCCAAATCCTACATTGGACGGATAAAGCTCTTTCAGCCTATCGTGGATATGCTTTTTTAAGACTTTACTATCCTTTACTAATGACATCTAAGTATTCATCTATGTTGTTAATAGCTATATCTAATTGTTTCTCTAGTAAATCATTTGTAGTTTTAGGAAAAGTAAGTCTTCCGATTTCTACTTTAGTTTTACGGTCAACAAATGTTTGGAGGTTAAAAAATTCTCCATCGGCGTTTCTCCCTATTGGTTCTTTGAAAGTATCAATAGTAACAATTATGTTTCTTCCGTCTTTTGTTTTTGCTTCTTTAGCGATTGATGCTGTTGGTTTCATATATGTTTTATTTATTAATTACTATTTCTCGGTAATACTTGTCTACATAACTATCTGCTTCAGGTATCTCTATTCCCTCTTGAGCGCAGAAGTTTAATACGTTTTGTATAAAGTCGGATGTTTCTTGTTTACTTAATTCAGTTAAGCTTCTAGTAACATCCTTCATCCAACTCTTCTTACCTACGATTACTTTTACTTTGTAAGTTAAAAAAAGAGGACTAAAAACTTCTTTATGAATCTCATCTCTAGTCTGATAGTGATTGAATTGCTCACAAGTTAAACATACTCCTAATATGCACCCAAAATAATATCCGAATTGGTTAACGGTAGGACGTTTAAACCTTTCCTTTATTACAAGTTCAAATTCCTTACCTGCTAAATTTTGACGTTGTTCCGCCCATAATTCAGCATTATAAAATGATATATTGCCGTTTGGTGCTACACGACCGAAATGACGGAGTTCTACTTTCATATTAATCTATGGTTTTTACAAGTAGTAGTGGGATATGCTAAATCTCTACTACAAAGGGCTTATTAATTACCTTACCTACTACTTGCTATCAAATCTACTTATACGTGCTATCACATTAATCCACATTACAGAGGAACTTGTATAAGTTGTAGTCTTTAGAACTACTAGATTAAATTAGAATACTGACTCATCGTCATCGTCTGCTGGATTGAAAACAATATCAGCTTCTTTCTCTTCCATTTTAACTTCTGATTTAGGAGTTGATTTAGGTTTAGAGTTTAATCCATTATCTTGATTAGCATCCACAACTTCACCTGCCGCTACCGTAGAAGCATTCTTAGCTAAATAAGGAGTTAAGTATTCTTGTAGCTCTCTATCTAATTCTACAGCCGCATCATTAGCTTCTTCAGATACTTTTAAAATCTCATACACTGGCTCAAAATACTTAGTTGCACCTTTCTTCATTGGATTAGCTTTCTTAACTGCCACTCCAATCTCACTCATTTTCTTTCCTTTGCAGAACTCAATGTATGGACCTAATGCAGAACCTTTTAATTGCAAGTTAGCTAATACATAAGACTTACCTTCTTTAATGGCTACATATACAGATTGAACGTAGTCAAGTCCACGAGATGACAACTTCTCTTTTACGTTTTCGTATAAGCCTGTCATAACTACTCCGTTCTTTGTACGAACTGTTAGCATATCAGTTTTAGTGTTACGGATTTCATTTGAATAGAATCCTAATCCTGCTTTCTCATCATAACCTTTAGTTGTAGATAATTGATCTAATGGCAGAAAGTAGAAAGGTAATTCAATGAATACATTTTCTTTCTTTTCTTTATCGTAGTACTTAAATTTTCCTTCCGAGCCACTCCATTCGATAAATTTTGAAGATGGGTTTACGGCGTTGTCTGTTGGATTACTTCTTGACATCTGTTTTTGTTTTTATGGTTTATATTATTTATACGTTTAATTTTGATATAAAGTTACATACTTTGATTAAAATATGCAAGAGATTTAAAATAATAATGCTTTATCCGTGTATAGGTTAACTCTATTCATATTCTTCTTGTGGTACTTTCTATCTTTTATTTTATGTTCACTTACTGCATTACCGTGGGTGTGGATAGTTCCTAACTTATTAATGGTTAGTTTGAATGTTTCTGCTTTAGAAAACATGATATTCATCGCGCCGATGTGTCGCATGATAACACACTTTATCTGCTCTTCCGTGTACTTAGGATGTTTCTCTTTTAGTTTATGTAGTAGTTGAGCGTTTAGCATTACACGGTTACTTTTAAATCTTTGTAATACTTAATACCATTTACTACCTTACCATCTTCTAATGAGTCAGAATTAGCTTTTAGATACTCTTTTACTTTACTTTCATCTACCATTAAGAACTCTTTAGGAACTGAGTTAATATCTACTACTTCAAAAGTCCAAGGCCTTCTTACTTTAGATATTACTTCTATTTCAATAGGAGCTTCTTCAAACACTGGCTCAATACCAATTTCTGTCATAGCAGCTAACTCTTCTTCTTTAGCTTTTCTTTCAGCGTCTTTTAATCTAATCCAAGCTATCTTTTCATTTTTAAGATGCTTTAATGCTTCTTCTGAAGACTCAGATACATAAGCCGCCGCCGAGTCAATAGCTTTACCTTTCTCAAAATAAGGTTTCTTTTCTGCTACTCTAACAGACTCTACCGCCTTGATAAGTTCATTCACTTTCCCCATTTGGTTCTCACAAACAGCTAAACTATTCTCATCAGTTACTTTGATTTGCAGGCAGATTTCCGCCGCCTTGTCGAGTTGTAATTTTACATTCTCAAATTTAAGAAGTGATGACTTTAACTCAGGGGTTTGTACTATCAATTCTTGTAGTGTTACTTTTTCTTTCTTTGCCATGGTTTATTTTTTTAGTGATTTTAAAAACGAAGTTAATTCTTTAGCCAACAAGGCATTATTATATTGTGATGATTCTATTTGATATAAAGCACTCCTTAATCCTCTTTTAGTTTGAGTCTCAAGACTTGTGCCTTCTCCTTTTAGGCAGATAAATCTATCCCAAGGTATCTTCACTTCTTTTCTTTTCTTCATAACTACAAAGTGATCTATTTTAACATCTAAAACAGTAAAACAACCGTCCATTTCAGATATATGAACTTGACTTCCTGGGATACAAGGTTTCTTATTTTTAACCAAAACTCCAGAACTGTAATAATACCATGGATTATAATATGTACTCATAATTTCTAATTTTAATAGTTAAACGTATAAAAATAAATAAGGTTACATAAAATTGAATAAATAATCAATTATTTTTTATTCTTCTCTATTAAGCCTAAATTTATGGTATTGAGCATCTAATTTAGGAATAGGTATTTCATCAGGAAACACTCTTTTATCTGCATCAGCTTTAATATTAAGCCATATCTCAGCCATCTTACATTTACAGTAGTCTTGGTATATCTTCTTATGCTTATCTTTATCTTTAATACTTCTATCTTGGATGACTAAGTAGTCTGCTTTACAATTCTCTAATACTTCTTTCTTGATATTTTCATCAATAGACATATCATTACCTGCCCATTTAAGTAAATCATATAGCATAGCTCCTGAGTGCGTGTTTGTTATTATTCCACAACCTTCATTATCGTAAAGGTTATAGAACTCTTTTAGGCATATAGCGGATAAAGCTAATCCTATTGGGGATTTAAAATCTACTTTAGAACTCGTCTCCACTTGCACCTCCTTTTATTATATCGTTTGAATCAGGAGCATAGTCTTTGAACGCTGAGTATTTACCTTCAAATCTTACATAAACCTTTCCTGTGCTTCCGTATCTGTTTTTAGCTACGTTAATTTCGCATAGTCCACGCAAATCCATTCCTGTTTTTGGATCTGTTGCATCAGAATTATAGTAATCAGCCCTGTAAAGTAACCAAATTTGTACAGCGTTGGCCTCTATTGCTCCCGAGTCTTTCAAATCAGACATTAAAGGATATGGCGGATTTCTCTTCTCTACATCTCTTGACAACTGAGATAATTCAATCATGCAACAATTTTCAGTTTTAGAAGTTTCAAGTAACCCATTACATCTATCTCCAACTTGTTCTTCTTTAGATTTTCCAACCGTTTCTTCTTTTGTATTCTTCATTAACTGTAAATAGTCAATCATTACAGTCATAAGTGTACTTAATGGAATACCTAGTTGTTTACGAACCTTTCTTATCTTAGTTCTCATATATTGCCAAGTAATTCCAGGAGTGTCATCAATAACTAGGTTTCTCTTAATCTTATCTCTTAGTTTTTTAATCCTTACTAAATCTTCATCAGATACATTTCCGCTTCTAATCTGCCAACTATTAATCTCTAGGCAGTTAGCCCAAATGTTTTTCATTAATTGTTTTGCGGGCATCTCTAAAGAAAATATAATTAACGGCTCTCCTTTATCAACAGCTATATGTTTAGTTATGTTAATAATTAAGCTAGTCTTCCCCATTCCTGGCCTTGCTCCAACAACAATTACTTCCTGCTTGGCTCCTGATGTAATTTTATTCAAGTCTTTTATTCCATAAGAGTGTCCGATTGTTTCCGATTTACTATTCTGAGCCTCCATTAACTCTTCAAAAGCTTCATCAAAAATATCTTCAACGTGTCTTTCTACTGATAGATTATTCTTAATACTTTCAATATCGGACACTATTGACTTTAAATCTTCAATAGAACTATTTACATCAGTTATCTCATTACTAAGCTCTGAGTGAACGCTATGAAGTATAGGGAGCATTTTTCTCTTAGTGTACTCATCGAATATATCATTTACATACTCTGATACGTTTTTAGCAATAGCATAATTTGGTTCCGACACTTCCAATCCAATCTCTTTCTTGTTACAGCCAGACTTAATTAACATATTAGAAAGTAGATAAACGTCAGACTTTCTACCTTTATCGTGGTTATGTTTTATAATTTTATACTTAACCTTGTTAAAATTTGTGGACCACAATTCATCAAATATCAAATGGTGACATGACTCGAATAAATTTTCATTATCTGCATATAAATTTAGTACCGCTCTTTCTTTCTCTTTTAATGTCATAGTTAACTTCTAAAAAATGATGATGTTTGCTCCACTTTTTCTTGTATTTTATTCTTATCAACAAACCAAACCGATAAAGCTTTCCCTTTCCAATTAAGAACAGGTGAACCATTAGCTCCTTTCCATTCCATAGTAGAATAGTATTCAAAAAACTTATTCGCGGATTCTAAGGTATATCCTTTTGATTTAAAGTATTCTCTTACGTCTTCTACTCTTGGAGCAGGAGCAGGTTTCTTCTTTTCTTTCTTAGGTTTACTAAAATACTCTTTAATAGCTTCGTGGGTAGTCTTAGAATACT